CCGAGGATGGACCTTGCGCTTCGTAAGGCACAGGAAGATTGCACTGAATCATATCTATTAAATGAAGGCCTGAAACTAGAACGCGAACTCAACGCGGCCAATGAGATGTTCAGGAAACTCAATCTCCACACCCTCAATCTAACTGACCGCATCAAACGGCTGGAGGAGGCTCTGGAGGCTACCGCCAAGGTCATCGGACCTCCCGGCAAATCAACATGGGTTTCGGACGACGAACTCAATCATGCGTGGGAACTCTACATCAAAGCCAAGGAGGCCAAGCTGTGACACCAGAAGCGCAACGAATAGCCATCGCGGAAGCGTGTGGGTGGACAAACGTAGCACCACAGATCGTCAAAAACGTAAAGCATCAAGGCGACGATATAACAGTGGGAATCTGGTCTGATAATGGGTGGATTCCCGACTATCTCAACGACCTCAACGCCATGCACGAGGCGGAGAAGACACTAACCTACGCGCAAGGTGGAGAGATGACCCTATGGATTCAGCGCATGACTTGTGCAGGATATGGTCCGCAGCTATTTGCAACAGCATCCCAACGCGCAGAGGCTTTCCTCCGCACGATTGGCAAATGGAAGGAATGCAAATGAACAACGAAACAGTGCCAACTAAATTCTGCGCCGACGCATCATTCAACCATCTAATTGAGGTTAGGAACAGCAGCGATGCTCTACTAACCATCCATAACGATGGAACAATCACCGCAGCCGAGCATCTTAAACCGACTGAGACAGCAGCCGAGGTGCTACGGATCATGCGAGAAACGTGGATGGACGACATTCAATCCAAAAAGATCCGCTATCAACAAGACCACATCAAACGGTTGGAGGACATCATCAGCAGAGCAGCCTATGCTTTCTTTCGCGATGGGTCAGACGGTAAAGCTGCCAATGGAATGCTAACCATATTAGAGGAAGCGAGGAAGCCGTGAGAGACTGCGCCTTCATATACGTCAATAAATCTAACGGACTAGTGCGCGTGGAAAGTCTTGATACAGCCAAGCACGTCGATCAAAGCCCAGAATGGAAACACGTCACGACAATCAACCCTCACGTTGTGCTGGAGAGCATTCTACGAGCGACGATTAAAGACCGGAACCTAATCATCAAACACCTACTGACATGAGCACACACATCAAGATCGAAAATCAGACCGAAGTCCCCATCCTCGTTGCTCTTTTCGAGCAGCCTAAATGCAACGACCATCCGACACGTTCGGCGGTCCTCAAACCCGGCGAGAGCTGCGACTGGGGCAGCGGCTCCGTACCACTCGGCAATTACCAGTGCTACGCCGTGATGAGCGGCGATGCCAGCAGCCATGACGAGTGGGTCTGGCACTTCCCGGGCATTGCAGAAGTGGTAGCCCCGCTGGAGCTAGGATTTAAACTGTGGCATGCAGGCGACATCGACTGGGCCAACGTCAAGGCGATGAGCAGTGACGATCTGAACGCTACGTTCGGCTCCACCTACACCTCGGCCAAGAGCAACACGAAGAGCTGGAACGGAATGTCTTCCTGCATATTCCATGTCCGCGGCGGTCCTTCCTGGGTCGAGGAAACCGAACAAGTGGGCATCTATAGGCCGAAGACAGTGGCCTATAATGGCGTTCAGTCCACCCCCATGAAGAGCGAGTAGATTAAAAATGAGTCTACTTCAAGAATTAGGGTTGACGAAGGAGTCAATGGCGAAGATGTTGGGACCAGTTCCCGCCTTCAAAGCCCCTGATCCGTTGATCTACCGGAGGTGGGAAGCTGTTCCAGCAAAGATCAGAGAATCGATTCTAAGGGATAACTCAACATTCACCTACAGAGAGTTGGCCAAGAAATACGGTATCTCGCATTCATGCGTATGGAACATCAAGAACAAACAACCAAACAAACAATAGAGGAACTACAACGATGGAAACTGTTATGTCACGAATTGGCCGCATGCTTGGGATGCGGATGCACAACTCAAACCGGCCTGTGCGTTCAGTGCCACAAAGCACAGAAACGGTATCGAGCGGTCCAGATACCGTTGCAATAGATAAAGAACCAAAGAAGAAAAAAAGAAAGTATCTCAAACATACATACATGAAAACCAACGATTCAATTGATAAGGTAAGAGCATTCAGGGTTAAGGGACTTACCTACAAAGCTATCGGTGCAGAGTTAAACATCTCAAAGCAACGGGTGTTCCAGATCATCGCCGCCGGCAAGAAGCGGGATGCCTCGAATAACAAATGGACCGCCGGTCTCAGTTCTCGCAACGCGAACTTGATGGAGAAGCTTGGCATCAAAGACAAGGAGACCGCCATCCATGCAATCCATACCCGTGACATCGTGCCGTTCAAGTGGCCGAACTTCGGTGTTCGATCCTACCACGATCTGTGCTCGTGGCTTGGTACTCTACCCGCCGATCCCGGTCTAGGCCGGCACTGCCCCCATTGCGGTAAAACTTCCAAGCAATGAGCCGTCACGCATTCCCGCTCGTCGAATCCATCAAGGTGGTCCATCTCTCAGATGGAAGAACCATCCGAGTGGTGCGTGATCGGACCGAAGAGAATCTAAAGACCAACTACGGAGATGGTGATATCCACCTCACTTGCGTGTCCCAAGCTCATGATCCCATCGAGATGATCAAGACCTTGGCCCGCATGGAGAGCGTTCGATCCGTAGAACTGGTTGATTCCAAAGGCAACGGACTCGTAGTCCACAAACAAAAATGAAACAGTCCTCAACACACGACCTCGTCAACGCGCTCAATATCCTCTCAGCCGAACTAGATACCCAAGATGGAATCCCCAATGCGCTCTGTGCAGAAGCATCCACTCGTCTCCTTGAGCTGGTCCAGCTCACGAGCGACCTTACAGCACACATCATCTCCAACCCTGTGCATCATGGTCGATGCAACGCCAAGACCAAGGGTTCCTACTGTAACTGTATCTTGGCTCGCCTCATCACCTCATGAAGACCCCAAGGCAAGAGCAACCCTGGTACGAATCCCGCCTCTCAAATAATAAGAAACCTGGTCCCATAACCGAAGATGAACGAACCATCATCACCGATGAGAACCGCCGGCTCATCGAACAGTCAGCCCAGATAATTGCTTGGGGCATCGCTAAAGGCTGGATCGCTTACCCCGAACCAATAGAACGTCGCATATGGAAAATCCCTCAACTCTCCCACCCTCCCGGTTCGTCAATCGATCCAACTCTGGAGTCATAGTCACGGTCCTTCATGTTGGCCAATATCGGCTCGCAGAACTCAAAGCTCCCGTCATCATCTACCAAAGAGGCAGCAACATCTACGTTCGCCTCACCTCGGAATTCCACACCAAGTTCAAACCCTATGAAGAAAGCTAAATCCAAGCCCGCCGCATACGCCGCCAAGCCCAGCACCAAGAAGATCGGAACCTATTCCCCCAAAACCCAAGCCATCAAACGGCTGATGAAGATAGACAAAATGAAGTAGCCCCCAACGATCAGTCCCAAACAAACAACGATATGACACCGCACCAACGTGCGGCCCTTTGGCTTTCCAAGGTGCCGCCAGCCGTCTCCGGTCAGTCCGGACACTCAACTACCTACACCGCCGCCGTCGGCCTCGTACACGGCTTCCAGCTCTCGGAGGGCGATGCTCTGGCCCTGCTCTCTGCTTGGAATCAATCCTGCCAACCACCTTGGTCCGATCGCGAACTTATCCACAAGCTCCGCGAGGCCGCTTCCAAGTCTCACTCCAAACCAGCCGGCCATCTCCTTCAATCAGGGGTATCCCCATCAACCGCTCCATTCGATCTCACCAAGGTCTCCTTTAAGCGACCGTCACCAGCGGTTGCGCCCGATCCTCAAGCCAGCGAGTTCAAGCGGTTCCTTCAAGCCGCCTTCGCCCCCACCGAAGTAGTCTGTATCTGTGATGCCGTCGAGGAGGGTAGGCCAGTCACTGCTGGATCATTCATTCCCATCGAGGAATGGATCGCCCGCTTCGATGATCCGGCATCCCGCATCCTGTCACCGGAACGCGAGGGTATCTTCGTTCGCATCAACCCCTTCCGGCCCAACCTCTACAGCGGCTCCGACAACGATGTCAGCGCGTACCGCCATGTCCTGGTGGAGTTCGATGACAAGCCCAAGGGCGAGCAGGAAAAGCTATTCCGCGATTCGGGCCTGCCCATCACCGTACTCATCGACTCTGGCGGCAAGTCCATCCATGCCTGGGTCCGCGTAGATGCGCCCAATCGCAAAGAGTGGGACATCCGGCGGGATATCATCTACAGCAGCATCCCGGGCATCGATGCCAAGAACAAGAACCCCTCGCGCTACTCCCGGCTCCCCGGCGCATGGCGGAGTCCTACCTCGCAGCAAAAGCTGTTGGCCACTAACCTCGGCTCCGCTTCATGGGAAGACTACCTCACCTCACGCGAGACAGATGATGATCAATCCACGGTGGTCTCGATCAAGGATCTCATATCCTTCGATTCATCCAATGATCCGGACAACCTGATCGGCCAACGCTGGCTTACCCGCGGCTCCTCCATGATCGTCAGCGGTGGCACCGGTATCGGGAAGTCCAGCCTGATGATGCAGATCGTCATCCAATGGGCACTCGGCAAGGATTTCTTCGGCATCGCTCCGGTGCGCCCATTGAAGATCGGAGTCATCCAGGCAGAGAACGACAAGGGCGATCTCGCCGAGGCATTTCAAGGCGTAGGCTTCGGACTCAACCTTAGCGGTGGCGACATGAAGATGCTCCAGCAACAGCTAGAGTTTAGGACCGAGGCCGTCCGTACCGGCGACCAGTTCCTCGCCTACGCCCGCCGCTTCATTCACAAGTCCAAGCTCGATGTCATCGTGGCCGATCCACTGTTCTCCTACTTCGGCGGTGACCTCAGCGACCAGGGCGAGGTATCGGTGTTCTTGCGCAACAAACTCCAGCCTATCCTACAGGAAACCAAGGTCGCTTGGATCTGGATGCATCATATCTCCAAAGCCCAGCGCAAGGACGGCGAACCCATGACCACTATGGAACTCGCCCATGCCGGCTTCGGATCCTCGGAGCTTGCCAATTGGGCGCGTGAGATCGCGGTTCTGGCAGAGGTAGGCCAGTTCAAGCCTCGACGCTTCCAG